CCGACCTCAACGCGCTGAGCTGGGCCGTTGCGAGTGTTTTCATGAGTGCGGCGTCGGCGCCATCACCGACCTGATCGCAGTCGCCTATGACCTGGCCTGGTTCTGGAAGGTTGACCCCGAACAGATGATGGCCAGGCCACTGGATGTGCTCCGCGAATCGCTGGAGCACGCGCAACGGATCAATGCGATGCAGCAGGTGCAGTGATGGCAGACACAGAAAGCAAACCCAAAACATCGGTGCTGATCACTGGCATCGATGAGCTGTCGCCCAAGCTCGGTGCGCTTCGCGAGAAAGTCGACAGCTTCAAGAAAAACCTCGAACAGACCGGCCTCGGCAAACTCGACATCAGTGGCCTGTTCAAGGGCGGCAGCGTGATCACGCCGTTCGTGGACGGAATCAAATCGGCAGCGGCATTTCAGGGCAAATTGACTGAAGTCAGCGCGACGGCAAAAACCGTCGACCTGCCCGCCGCACCGAAAGCCGCTGCACAGAACATGAACGTGTTCAGTGCGTCGATGGAAAAGGTTTCGGCCGCCATCGACGCTGCATTGGTGCCGGCAGTCGGTGCCGTGGTGATCGGGCTTGAGCCGATGATGACGCAGTTCGGCAGCCTGCTCGCCGACAATCCGAAACTGGTCGAAGGGCTGGCCGCGGGGGCCATCGCCTTCTCGGCGATGCAAACCGCTGTCACCGGTGCCACACAGGTGTTCGATGTCATGAGCATGGTGCTCAAGACCAACCCGATCATGCTGATCGCCATGGGCATTGCCGTGGCGGCCGGATTGATTGTCGCCAACTGGACGCCGATCAGCGGGTTCTTCAAGGGCATGTGGGAAAGCGTGAAAAATGCCGGAGCCAGTGCAATGGCGATCTTGCGCTCGGTGCTTGACTGGCGACCGCTCGATACGCTGGCAGCGCTTTGGCAACCGGTCACGGGATTCTTCTCGGGGATCTGGGACACGGTCAAAGCGGTGACTAGTCCGGTGATCGACTTCTTCAAGAGCGTTTTTTCATGGACGCCGTACGGCATGATCCTGGACAACTGGGGGCCGCTGACTGGCCTGTTTTCGGCAATCTGGGAATTGCTCAAGGCCTTGAGTGTGCCGGTGATGTCGTTCCTGAGAAACCTCTTCGATTTCTCGCCGATGCAGATGATCCGCAGTGCCTGGGGCGGAGTGGTGACGTACTTCGAGCCGATGTTCACCGGGCTGCGAAAAATGGCGCAGTCCACCAAGGATTTCCTCGCGGATGCGTTCGACTTCTCGCCGATGCAGATGATCAACAGTGCATGGGGTGGTGTCGTCACGTACTTCGAACCGACGTGGACAGCGCTGCAGTCCGCCGTGCAGAAAACCCGTGAAGCTTTCCAGACGCTGTTCGACTTCTTTCCAATGGATATGATCAGCAGCGCATGGGGCGGTGTCGTCGGGTTTTTTCAACCGATTTGGGCCGCTTTGCAAACGTCGGTGCAACAGGTCAAAGGCTTTTTCACAGACCTGTTCGACTGGTCGCCGCTGGAGCAGATTGCGCAATTCTGGCAACCGATCGGTGAAGTCTTTTCGGCGCTGTGGGGCGTGGTGCTGGCGGTGTCCGCGCCCGTCGTGGATTTTCTGCACACGCTGTTCGAATGGAAACCGCTGGATCAGATCATCGAGAGCTGGGGGCCGATCACCGAGTGGTTCGGCGAGTTGTGGCAAAAGCTGCAAACCGTCATCGCACCGATCAAGGAGCTGTTTGACGGTGGCTTCGCCGGGTTGATCGCCAAGGTCACTGGCAAGGTTGAGACCCTGACTGAAGCGCAACGCCAGACCAATGCCGAAGGCAAGGGTGAGCTGGCGCCGGCGTTCTTTGGTGCAAGCCCGCAAGCTTCCGCGGACGGCGCGTTGTCGGCGGGTTCGCTGCCACAATCCTCCAGCGCCCTGATCCAACAAAGCGCAATCAACAACCGCACGCAACTCGAAGGTGGCCTGACCGTCAGCTTCGTCAACGCGCCGCCGGGGCTGCGCACCGATCAACCACAAACCAATCAACCAGGCCTGGCGCTGTCGTCGCGCATCGGTTATCGCTCGCTGTCGGCAGGAGGTTCCAATGAACTGGCGTGACCGTTTATTGCCGGCATCCTTTCGTGGTGTCGGTTTCTGGATCGATCAGGCGAAAACCCCGGTCGGTCGCAAGGGGCAGTTGCACGAATACCCGCAGCGCGACCTGCCGTTTTTCGAAGACCTCGGCCAACAAGCCAAGACCCACGACATCACCGCATTCATCATCGGCGCCGATTGCCTGGAGCAGCGTGACAAGTTGCTCAAGGCGTTGGAGGCGGGCAGCGGTGAGCTGGTGCATCCGTGGCTCGGACGCCTGCAAGTCAAGGTCGGCGAATGCGACATGACCCACACCCGCCAGGACGGCGGCATGGTCACGTTCACGCTGAAGTTCTATCCCGATCAGCCGCTGCCGTTTCCGACGGCGACTGTCAGTACGCAGAAAGTCCTGCTGGTGAAAGCCGACTCGCTGCTCGGTTCTGCGGTGGCGCGTTTCGAACAGGCGATGACGCTGATCAAGGCTGCGCGGATCGGCATCGCCAATCTGCGCAACAGCCTCACCGGGGTTTACGAGGTGATCAAAGAGCAGCTGAAACCGCTGATCGCGCAGTACAAGCAGATCACTGAGCTGGTGAAAGCGGTCAAGGAATTGCCCAAGGAAGTGGCAGCGGAATTCAAAGGCTTGCTCGGCGATATCAAGGAGCTGAAAGCGTTCGCGAAGGAGGGCTACCGTGGCGTGATTGCCGACGTCTCCCAACAACTCGAAGCAATTCGCAAAGCCGATGCGCCGAAGATCACCACCGGCAAGGACACCAACGCGGCGGCGCAAGCCATGGCCGATCTGGTGCAGGACACGCTGCTGGTCAAAGTCGCGCAATGGGTGGCGTCGATGCCGGTCGCGACCACGCCGGTGAAGCTGCAATCGACACCGTCGGTGGGGCAACAGGCGACCACGCCGGTGACCCGTCAGGAAGTGCCTGTCAGTGATGACATGCAGGCCCTGCGCGAAGCGGTGAGCGCGGCGATTGATCCGATGCTGGACAAAGCGGGGGCCGCACATTTTCAGGCGATCAACGATGTGAAGGAGGCGTTGATCAATCACCTCAAAGCGGTGGCATCGTCCGGTGTGCGGCAGGTCAGCAAGTCGTTTCAGGAAAGTTTGCCGGCGCTGGTGGTGGCCTATAAACAGTTTGCCGATGCCACTCGCGTCACTGAAGTGATTCAACGCAACGGTACTGTTCATCCGTTGTACCTGCCGCCTAACGACGTGAAAGTTTCCAGGGAGTAAGCCATGAGCGAGATGGATAATCGCGTCACGCTGACGGTCAACGACATGGAATACGGCGGCTGGAAAAGCGTCGAAATCAGCGCCGATCTGGAGCGTCAGTTTCGCACCTTCAAACTGGATATCACTTGGCAATGGCCGGGACAAACTGTGGATCAGCGGATCAAGCCCGGCGACCCCTGCGAAGTGAAAATCGGCAAGGATCTGGTGCTCACCGGTTATGTGTTCAAAGCGCCGATCAGCTATGACGGACGCCAGGTCAGCCTGAGCATCGAAGGCAGTTCCAAGACACAGGATCTGGTCGATTGCGCAGCCGCCAACCGGCCGAATCAATGGCAGGATCAACCGCTGCTGAGCATCGTCGAGGCCTTGGCGAGTGAGTATTCGCTGAAGGTGGTCAACGAAATTCCCGAGACGTCGCGGCTGGCCAAACACACGATCGTGCCGGGTGAAACGGTGTTTCAGTCGATCGATCGTTTGCTCTCGTTGTTGCGGGTTTTTTCCACCGATGACGAGCAGGGCCGGCTGGTGCTGGCCAAACCCGGCAGCGGCGGTCGTGCCAGTGATGCGCTGGAACTGGGCAAGAATATTTTGTCGGCCAATGCGCCGATGGATCAGAGCCAGGTGTTCTCCCAATACCGGGTGATCGGTCAGCAAAAAGGCTCTGATGCCAAGAGCGGAGCGGCGGTCAGCGAAGTTGAATCGACGGCGGCTGATCTGACCTTCAAACGTCGGCGCACCACGGTGATCAACGAGGGCACGCAACTGACCTTTGAGTTGGCGCAGCAGCGTGCCCAATGGGAAAGCGCCACCCGCCTGGGCCGCGCGCAAACCACCACGTATCAGGTGCAGGGCTGGCGTCAGGCCAACGGCGATTTGTGGCGTCACAACACGCTGGTGCGGGTGAAAGATCCGGTGCTTGGTTTTGACGGCGACATGCTCATTTCAAAAGTGACGTATTCATTGTCGGCACAAGGCTCGGTGACCACGCTGCAAGTGGCCCCGCCGCATACCTTCGACGCCAATCCCAGTCCCCCCAAAACCTGACTGTTCCTTAAAAGATCGCAGCCTTCGGCAGCTCCTACATATGCACACCGATCCAATGTAGGAGCTGCCGAAGGCTGCGATCTTTTAGGGCCTCATAGGAATTCAACATGAGCCTAATGACACGCCTGCTGGCGCGCGGCACTGTCGTGCTCGCCAATTCGGCCGCCAAGCTGCAATCGCTGCAAATGCGCCTCACCGCCGGTGAAGTCAACGACGACCTCGAACACTTCGAACCCTACGGCTTCACCAGCCATCCACTGGCCGGTGCCGAGGGCGTTGTCACCTTCATCGGCGGCGACCGTTCCCACGCCATCGCCCTGGTCATCGCCGACCGCCGCTACCGTCTGCAAGCGCTGGCCGCCGGCGAAGTGGCGATCTACACCGACGAAGGCGACAAGATCCACTTCAAGCGCGGACGGATCATCGATATCGAAACCGCCACGCTGAACATCCGCGCCAGCAGCGCGGTGAATTTCGACACGCCGGTGATCAATCAGAGCGGAAAAATCGTCTCCACCGGTGATCAGCTAGCTGGCGGTATCAGCCAGATCAAACACGTCCACGTCGGCGTACAAGCCGGCAGCGGCCAGACCGGTGTGCCGGCAGGAGGCCAGTGATGTTTATCAGCCAAAACCTCCACGCCGCGCTGACCCGCGCCGTGCTTATCAGCCTGTTCACCTGGCGCCGCGCTGCCGATGACGACGCACTCGACGATGAAGAACGATTCGGCTGGTGGGGCGACAGCTTTCCCACCGTCGCTGACGATCGTATCGGCTCGCGGTTGTGGCTGTTGCGCCGGGTCAAGCTGACCCGACAAACCCAGATGGACGCCGAATTCTATGCCCGCGAAGCCTTGCAATGGCTGATCGACGACGGCCACTGCAGCGCCATCGACATCCTCAGCGAACGCCTCGACGCGCAGCGTCTGAACCTGCGCACGGTGCTGACCCTGGCCGACGGCGAACGTCTGGACATTAACCCCGATAACAGTTGGCAGGTGATCTATGCCG